TTGGTGACTGCCTCTGTTGTGGCGGATGCAGCGCCCTCCACCTGTTCTTTATACTGCGAGGTGTCAACGGCAAGAGAGGTCTCCTTGGAGGCCGTCTCGTCAAGCCCGTTCACGGCCCCGTTCAGGTCATTGACCGCAGCCTCGCTCTCCTTCGCACCTCCAAACAGGCCGGTGAAGAAGTTCACGACGCTGTTGACGCCGTCGGCCAGCCAGCCCACCACCTTGCCAAGCACCTCGGCGATTACCCCGAGGACGTCCCCGATTACGGTCAGCACGGGGCTGATCGCCTCAAGGATAGGGGAAATCGCGCCAAGGAGCTGCGCGATCGGAGGCAGGAAGGCTTCTGCGATCTTCTGAATGAGTGGGACAAGCGGCTGGATAATCGCCGTGTTGAGCGTGCCAAGGATGTCAACCAGGGGTGGCATGACCGCCTCTGCTATCATGCCAACCACGGACGCCAGGGGCGGAAGGATTGTCTGTGCGAGCTGGCCGAACACCTCGATCAGGGGTAGTCCGGCCTGGAATAGCGTGCCGATCACGCTGGTCAGTGTCGGAATGAGGGTCTGCCCAAGCTCGATGAGGATGGGCGCCGCCTGGGCCATGCCGTTGCTCAAGATTTCCACGAACTGCATGAGCATCGGCTCGATGGTGGGCCAGTTGTCCATGATCGCCCCGAACAGGCTTTCGAGGACCGGCGTGAACTTCGCTCCGGCGTCGGCCATGAAGTTGCTCCAGATCCCCTTGAGGTCCTTGGTGCTGTTGACCAGGCCTCCGGTACTGTTGGCCGCAGCCTGCTGGAATCCGGTGCTTTCTTTGAGAAGGGCGTTCATGCGGACCTGCGCCAGGGCTACGTCGTCCAGCTCGTCAATCTGGCTACCGAGGCCCATCTCCATAGCGGAGTTTTTCAGCGCCACTTCGTCGATGTGGACGCCATACTCCTCCAGGGCAGCGTTGTTTCCGCTGATGTAGTCCTGGATGACGCCCAGGGCCTCGGTATCGTCCATGGCAAAGGCGTTGCCGAGGTCGTATGCGAGGGATGTAGAGATTTTAGAGAGCTCCGTTGCGGCTTCGCCAGTGATACCCAGCTCGCCGTACATGGCCTTGTTGGAGACCATGAAGCTCTGGACCTCCTGGTCGCTGCGGTGGATGGCGTCGGCATAGTTCTCCGCCCATTCTGCTGCGTCGGTTCCTGCAAAAGAGGCTTCAAACTTCCGGCCGGTGTTCTCTGCGAGCCCTGCTGCCTCTACGGCGGCCGCGCCCAATTCTTTGAGCATATCAATACCGGTCTGGATGGCCTCAAATCCGATGAAGGTTGCGAGCGCACCCTTGATGGCATCTTTGATCTGGGAACCGGCGCTATCGCCTTCGTCCCCCATATCGTCCAGGTCCTTCCTGGCGTCGTCCGCCTCGTCCCCGACGTCCTCCAGGCCGTCCGCTGCATCCTCGACCGCCCGCAGGAATTTACCCTTTATGGTGCTGATCGGGTGCGTGAAGGCTGTTCCGATGTCTTTGACCTTCTTCGTAAAGGTCCCGACCTTCTTCTCAACCTGGCCTATGGCCCCGTCAAAGCCCGCCTTGATGGTCTTCGCGGCGCTTCCGCTCTCCTTGGCTGCCGTTCCCATGGATTTGATGACGGCTGAACCGAAGCTGTCGGCCTCCCGGCCGATCGCCCGGAAATCCGTTCCTACGTCGCCCGCCTCGTCCCCAAGGTCTTCAAGGGCGCGTTCTGCGTCCCTTGCACCTGCGGCCGCTGCGGATGTGCCAGCCTCGAATTGGCGGCCCATATCGCGGCCCTGCTGCTCGGCGTCCTCTGCGCTGTCCCGGATTCGCTCCAGGCTTCCAAGGATGTCGCCGAGCTGCTGTATCGTCTCGTCCAGGTCAAAGTCCATTCCAAAGGTGAGCTCTCTGCTGTCTGCCATGCCCTCACCTCCTTTCTGCGGAAAAATGGGGCGGTCGCATTACTGCGGCCGCCCCTCTTTGCTCCATGTTTCGTTGTAAAGAATCCGGGCGGTAACCGCCTCTTGATATTCCGCCAGGTCCATGCCTTTCATGTCTGAATAGCTCAAGCCCTGGCCGCTGAATACCATGAGCCAGAAGGTCTTATTGCGGCGGGCCCTGCGGTCTGCCGCTACTCGGTCGAGTTCACTCTCGAAGAAACTGCTCGATAGCCTTAATCAGCTTCTCCGGGGTCTTGACGTCCTCCTGGGCGTCGAAGTAGGCCATGCCGTCGTTGCGGACCTCCGCGGGAGAGACCACGCAGTTCTTGAACATGGTGTCCAGATACTTGCTGGTGTCCTTCTTTCCGCCGGTCATGCCGCACTCGTCATTGACGCCAAAATACCAGGTGGGAGAAACGCTCTGGAGGGTGAACTCCTGGCCGTTCACGGTAACTTTCTTCTGCTTTGCCATATACTTTCGGTAGCCCCTTTCGGTTAAAGATTTCGGCCGGTTCGGCCAGTGTGGAGCCCCGCCCATTACCGGATGGTCATGGACGGGACGAAGATGGTGACGGTGACGGTCGCCTGCTCCTTCTGGCGGGCGACGTCAGGCATCTTGGTGATGCGGCAGTTGTCCTCGTTCATGGTGAAGGCGGTGTCGTCGTTGGCGTCCGTGATGGAGACGTTGACGGCGCGGCGCTTGGCCTCCAGATCGCGCAGATAGGACAGACTGGAGGAGGTGGACATTAGCGTGAGGGACACGGTGCCGCTCTCGTTGGCGTTCTCGGAGTAGGTCACATCGCCCTTCGCGCCCACAGAAGGGGTGACGCTATCCTCGGACTTCGCCAGGGTTACGACGCCATCAGAGGCGAAACCGGTGATTACCCGGCCGCCGACGATGACGTTGACCTTCTTGGGGTCATAGGTGGTAACAGATACTTTGCCCATTTACAATGCTCCTTTCTTACGCGCTCAAGGTAGCACGCAGCACGCCCTTGACCTTCGCGCTGTGGACAGCGCCTTCGAGCTGCGCTTCCCAGGTGATGTCCGGCATCTCGCGGTTGCGGGCCTGTTCGTCGGTAGCAGCAGAGCGCTTCGGGATGACGACGGTGAAGACGCCCTTGTTGCTTTCCGGGTCCAGCGCGATGATCTCGTTGTCCACGGCCTTGTTGAGGGCCTGATAGACACCGGCTCCGACCATGGCGAAGCCCTCGTCGGTGTAACCGATCTTGGGGTTCTCCAGGAAGATCGCATACAGGTTTTCACGCATGGTCTTGGCGATGTAGTCGGCGCCCATCTGGACGTCGATGAACTCGCCGTCGGTGCAGACGCCGTTCTTCACGTACTCGTGCTTGTATTCCACAGTGAGGAAGTTGACGTTCGCCTCCTCCAGGGCGTCTCTCTCGGCCTGGGTCAGATCAGGGACCGTGAGGCCCTGGGGGCGCTTAAACTTCCAGGTGACGGACCGGGGGTAGAACGGGGCGACGTTTCCCAGGTAGGCGGCGTCTGCGTACTCGGTGAGCTGGTCGGTATAGATGACCACGGCGCGGCGGTTGGTGATCTCCAGCTCCTTGTTGTTGGTCTGTCCGAAATAGAGCTTGCGGTGGTCTTCCTCACCAGCGCCCAGCTCCGCTTCGGTAGGCTCGGTGGCCTCGGCCCAGGCGCAGAGGGCTTTCACGGCCTCATCGCCGTCCTGGTCGGTCAGCAGGATATACCAATCATCATCGGTCTCCCGCAGGGTCTCCACGGCCTGCACCAGAGCAGATGCCTTTTCGGTCTCACCGCTCCCGGAGGGGGCAGCGATACCGGCGATTTTCACTTTGCGGATAAGGGTCTCCGCAAGGGTGGTCTTGCCCTGCTCAAACAGGGCTTCGGCCATAGCAGCGACCTTTTTCCCGGTGAACGCCTCCTTGATGACGTCCAGATCGCGGTAGACGGCCACGTCCTTAGCGCCCTCGGTGGACAGCAGCAGAATGTCCAGGTTCTCCGTTCCGCTGGGCTTGGCGTCGATATTCACGACCACAACAACGTCTTTCGGCATTAAAATCACTCCTTTACGTTTCCTTTGATTGTGGGTTTCTCAAGTTTGCTGATGGCCGCCGCGTCGGTCCGGGTGTACCGGAGCCGGACATCGAAACCGAACCGGCGGCCCATTTCGTCAAGCTCCAGGGCGTCCCGGCTGGTGGCGTTGGTGACATCAACAACGACGAAACCGGCCCCCGCTATGGCGTCTCTCCCGGTATGCAGGAAAAAGCCCTGGGCCAGCGTTGCCAGCTCCAGGGCCTCATCTGCACCCAGGACTTGCACCTGGGAGCCTTTATCGTCGTAGCAGCGGTTCACGCTGCAAGCAGTAAATGACAGGGTGGCGGTGGGCTGCTCTTCCCGGACCTCCACCAGATCGTCTTGCGTCGCACCCTCACCCAGCGAGTAGTTGCCCAGGCCGCCGTCCGGGATGTAGTCTGCGGTCACTGAGTAGACGATGAACGGGGGTTCTGCCTCCGGCTGGACCTGGGAGGCCAGCAGGACCGGGACGCCCACGGTCTTATGAAGCGCGGATATGAGGGCATTCCGCTTCGTGACGAAACTCACGCCCCACCGCCCCCTTTCGGCGCCGCGCCGGTTCTGGCCTCTACCAGATACCGCTTCATCGGGTGGATGCTGTTGTGGCCCAACTCCTGGGTCACGGTGTAGGTGTTTCCGCTGTCAGGGTCATAGACCTGTGCTCCCACCTGGAGCGCATGGCCGTTGGTATAGATTTTCTCGCTCAGATCGGACACGGTGCCGGTGATTTCACGCCGTAGGTCCTTGTCGCTCACAGGGAGGACCGCGCCCTCAAAGGGGACGCGCACAGGCTCACCGGCTACCCACTGGCCGCCCTTGTCCTGGTCGTAGTGGCCTCCCGCCTGGACCTCGTACATGGTATGCAGCAGGCCGCCCGGTATCATGGGCTGCGCCATTTTGAACGGGACGCCCATTATTCCTCAACCTCCCACGTGATCGAATTTCGGAGCCGTCCGGTCACCATGAGAGGGCTGTCCGCATAGGACGGATAGCGCTCCCTCTGGATTTTTCCTTTCGGCTCAAAGTTGCTCGCGTCGCTCATAAACTGCTGGATAAGGCCCACGGCCTGCCCGCCTATCCACGATATGGCCCCGTCCGCCGTCTGCTGACCTTGCCAGATGCGGGCAACCTCATTCTGGACGATTTCGGCCAGCTTGTTCTTGTTGTGGTCGAAGCCCGCCCGGATGAAGCTGCGCTCCGGTATGGTGACGGAGGGCAGCAGCAAGAACAGGAACTTGAGGTTATTCGGATTATCCTTGTCCCTCCGTCCCTTTTTGGCTACGACGCCGAACAGGTAGCCGTCCCTGGACCGGATAAAGAAGAGGTCCTGGAAGTCCCTGGGGCTTTTGTCGTAGCTGTCCTTGTGGATGGGTATGCAGAGGTTTCGGGTGGCCTTGGGCGTGATGGTGGCCCCGTACTCATGGACACGGGCAATCATCAGCAGCTCACTGTCTGCGTTGCCCTGGATGCCTATTTTTATCCGGGTGTGGTTCAGTTTCTCCAGCTCGGCCTTGACCCGCCGCAGGTGCGGTAGGACGTTATCGCGGACCTGCATAGGCTCACCACCTCATGTAGTGGGCCAGGGTCTCCATCCAGGAGGCGCGGGGTTCCTTGTCAAAGGTCCACGACACGTCGGAGATGGAGAACGCCGCAAGGCCCTGAGCGCCGTTCCGCAGGATGGAGAACTCCTGTTCCGCGATGCCCCAGACAATCGCCACGATGTCCTCCGGTAGATCGGATGGCTCATCTTCGGTCGCGTCCTTGGGCAGCACGTACCCGGCGGTGAACTTTACTTCCAGGTAGCGCCGGGGGGCTATGTAGTCGTTCGCAAGGCCGCCGACATAGCCGCGGAATACCCATCCCTCATCGCGGTACAGTACGCCCACGTCTCCGGTCATGGTGAAGTCGTAGCTGCCGGGGGCAATGTCCACGCCGTTCTCGGTGTCCCGGACGTACTCAACCGCCCGGATAGGGTACTGAGTGAGCACAAGCTCCTGAGCACCGGGGGCAACATATCTGTGGGTGTAGGTGGCCTTGCCGAACTTTCGCCCGGTGATGGTCTCAATCCAGGCAGACGCCGAATTGATAAGCCGGATGATGTTGTTCTTTACGGCGGTGTCTGCCGCCTCCGGTGGGATGCCCAGGCGCTCCATCGTGTCTTCGAGCGTTGTCATGGCGTTTGAGGCCAGCTTTACAGTCGGTTCATTTTCCACGGTGTCGCCTCCGTTCTCAGGGGAGGCGCGGGCTACTCGCCCGCGCTCTCCTTTTTGCTGTCGTTCTTAGGGGTTTCCGATTTCTTCTCCTTGGGGCCTGCCTCCCGCTTGTTCTCGGCGGGTTTCACACCCTCAGAGGGATAATGTCTTGCCATAGCAAAAACCTCCTTGTAGGGCCTCTCAGGGCCTAATTAAACGGGGACCTCGGAAGCGTCGCC